ATAATACTACACGCCTTGCATCTATTATTGATAAGTACAAGGAAAAGAAAGAACGAGACCGTCAGCGTCGATCTGAAAAGAGAGGCAAGCCTGTAACAAAAGAAGAAGCAAGTTTTATTGTTTCTTCTTATCTAGAGGGCGGCACAGTAGAGAGCATTTCTAATAGTATTTTTCGTTCACCACTCATGGTGAAACAAATTCTCGATGAGTACAATGTTCCTATTCGTGCTCGTTCCCACAACTACTTTAAGCCAGAAATGGTACCAGAAGAAGCAGTTCGTACTGTGTTCAATATTGGCGAAAAAGTCTATAGCATGAGGTATGACAGCATGGCTAAGGTAGTAGAAGAATACCCCCATTCAGAAGAGCATGTATATCGTATCTGGCTATTGAGCGATAAGTGGCAACAGTTTGCCTACCAACCCGCCAGCGAATTGGCGTCCCTTAAACATCTTGAAGAACTGGGAGTGTAAGTTTGGAAGTATATGAAAAGGTAATCTTCGAGAACTTGGAAAAGGGATTTCAGTACAGACTCACAGTGAGCGACTTCAGAGATCAAGAATACCTACATCTTCGTAAGTACTTTTTGAGTTATGAAGGCGACTGGGTTGCAACAAAAGAAGGAGCAGCTATTCCTGCTTCTATTCAGAATACTTATGCCCTACTAGATGGGCTATTAGAGTTGTGTAGCAAGGCCGAAGGCAGCGACGCTATTTTTGAGAATCTTCAAAACAGAATTTTACAGTTGAAATCACAAACCGAATAGTTTATAATAATAGAATGAATAAACTAACAGAGTTTCTAGACAAGGCAAGCCGGTATTACTATGCCGGTACTCCGCTCATTTCAGACGAACAGTTTGACCATCTAGCAGAAACCTGCGGATATGGCAAAGTGGGCGCTAAGCAACATGAAGATGTTGAAAAACACTACTATCCTATGTACTCACTTCAAAAGTGGTACGAGGATGAGGACAAGGTTTCACCGTTGCAAGGCGAACACAATGTTGTAATGACTCCCAAGCTGGACGGTGCTGCTATCAGTATTCTTTATATTGATGGCATCTATACTCGTGCCCTGACCCGAGGGGACGGCAAAGAGGGGCGGGATGTTACTCTCAAAGTGGCCCGACTTGTGCCAAACTCACTCCACAACTCCGTGGGTGTTGTCCAGATCACTGGCGAAGTGTGTGCTCCTAACCATGTTGAAAATGCCCGCAACTATGCAGCAGGCAGCCTAAACCTGGGTAGCTTAGAAGAGTTCTCTACCCGCAGTGTTGAATTTTTTGCCTATCAGTGCTATCCCTACATTACAAAGAGCTATACCCAAGACTTGAAGATCATGAGGTCCTGGGGATTTAATACTGTTTTTGATACAAATTTAGAAAAAATTTATCCAACAGATGGTCTGGTTTTTAGGGTAGATAACAACGACAGGTTTGAACAGTTGGGTTATACCAGCAAACATCCTCGCGGAGCTTTTGCCAAAAAAACCCGCGGTGAGTGTGTTGAAACTGTGTTGCTAGATGTGGAGTGGCAGGTTGGTAAGAGTGGCAAAGTTACGCCTGTGGCTATCCTAGAGCCTGTTATGATTGGTGATGCTCAAGTGAGCAGAGCCACCCTCAACAATCCAGGATTTATTGAAGCCCTAGATCTGCAAATCGGTGACAGAGTAGCAATTCGTAGAAGCGGTGAGATCATTCCCCAAATCGTCTACAAGGTAGAGGGTTGACAAGTGTAAAATTGATCTTGGGGGAACACAAATTTTGTCTTGAACAAAGTTCCAAAATAAACTATAATAGATTTTCCAAAACAGTAGAGATTTATGAAAATTTCAATCCCAACAACTTGCCCCTGCTGTGACTTCCCCTTAGAGTTGGTCAACGATCAACTCTTTTGCAGGAATAGTGGCTGTAGTGCTCAGCTTTTCAAGAAGTTAGAACACTGGTGTAAGGTTATGGGAATCAAGGGCATGGGGCCTAAAACAGTAGAGAAACTCAACCTCTCAGACATTACAGAACTGTACTATCTTGATGTACAACAGCTTATTGAAGACCTGGGCAGTGAAAAAGTAGCCCACAAGCTGTATGATGAGATTAATCGTTCTAGGGGTGCTGATTTGGCTACTGTTTTGTGTGCATTTTCCATTCCCCTGATTGGCAACACAGCAAGCACTAAGATTGCTGCAGTCGTAGATCATATTGACGAAATCAGTGCGGAAAAGTGTCAACAAGCAGGTTTGGGCGAAAAAGCCACAATCAACTTGATGACATGGCTTCTCACAGAGTTCAAAGAGCTGAAAGAGTTTTTGCCTTTCTCTTTTCGCTCTCAAAAAGAGATTGTTAGTAACACAGAAGGACCGACCGTTTGTATTACTGGCAAGCTGACAAGTTACCGTACTAAGGCAGAGGCTGGCAAGGCCCTGTCTGAAATGGGATATCGAATGGTAGAGAGTGTTACAAAAACTCTAGACTATTTGGTAGACGAGCAAGGTGACCTCAGCACAAAGCGTAAAAAAGCAGACCAATACGGTATTAAAATTATCACTAACCTAAATCAATTTTTGAAAGAAACACAATGACAGAAAAAGCAAAGAAGTGGTCAGATGAAGCAGTTGCACGTCTTCTATCTATTGTCGGTAGCGGCAATCCAGTAAGTGCAGCAAAGGTGGAAGCAGCCGCCGACGAACTAGGTTTTACTAGCCGTTCAGTAGCTTCAAAGCTCCGCCAGCTTGATCGCGATGTAGCTTCTATGGCCAAGGAAAAGACCAGCGCGTTTACACCAGAGCAGACCGATCGCCTAACCAAGTTTGTTACTCAAAATCAGGGCAAGATGACCTACAAGGACATCGCAGAAGGTTTTGAAGGCGGCGTGTTTACCGCCAAGCAAATTCAAGGCAAGCTACTTGCTCTAGAACTTACAGGCATGGTCAAGCCTGCTGAAAAGGTGGAGGTTGCCCGTACTTATAGTGCTCAAGAAGAAGCCAAGTTTATCGACATGGTTAAGAGGGGCAAGTTCATTGAGGATATCGCCTCTACTCTGAACAAGAGCATTGCTTCTGTTCGCGGCAAGGCACTCAGCCTTACTCGTAACGGTCAGATCGACAAGATCCCTGCCCAACGTGAGAGTCACGCACAAAGTACCGTTGATCCTGTCTCAGCTCTAGGTGACAAGATTGTAAGTATGACTGTTGCAGAGATTGCTCAAGCAGCAGACAAGACTGAGCGCGGTATCAAGACCCTGCTCACCCGTAGGGGCATTACCGTTGCCGACTACGACGGTGCGGCCAAGAAGGCCAAGGCCGAGGCAAAGACAGCAGCTGCCTGATTTATAGCTGTTGTATAAAACAGGGATAGAGCTTAAAAACTCTATCCCTTTTTGCACTGGAGAACTATGAAAGTAACAATAACCTATCACGACAACGAAAGCCTTACTGTAGAAGAGGTCGTTCGTCAAGCAGTGCATAACTACGGAAAACAGGCTAAAATAGAGATTATGCCAGAGAGTACTATTGCATACGATCTAGTCTACTTTGGCATTCAGCAGCTTATTACGCACGAACAGTTGAGTTTGATCTATGATAGTGGCGGATCTTACCAGGTTGACATTAAGAAACTTCGTAGTGATATTCTCTATAAACTAGAAGAAATAATTGACCAAGTAATTATTGATAACGAGTCCAAGGTAGCTTGATGGATTGTAGTGCTATTGTCTTAAATAAGCTGTTGACAGAGAGGAGTTTGGATGTTTGGTCCAGGTTAAAACTCGTCTTTCTGGATCCGGCTTTTTCAAGTCTATATAGCGCAATTAAGAAATACTATGACAACTACAGTGCAATTCCATCTTTTGACGAGCTTGAGCTCACTCTAAGAGACGGTCCAGCGTTGAGGACGCTAGCCACCCTAAAGCTAGCAGAAAATCCTGACATTAGTTCAGAAGTAGCCTTAAATGCCCTAATAGACCAATATACTCAAAACGAAACAGTTAAACTGCTAGATAAATTTATAGACAAATTACCTGTCTATGACAGCGAAGAAATCAAAGAAAATCTATCTTCCATAGTGTTAACACTAGACGAAAAAACCTTAACAACGGAGGGCGTCTACAACATGGCTGACATCATGTTGTTCCGTGACGCAGAACAACTTGCTCGCGATCGTGTACATCTTGGCTTTAATAATACTTTTGACGCTGCTCTTAGTGGTGTTGCTCGTCAGGAACTCATACTCATTGGGGGTCGGCGGGGTAGCGGTAAATCTATTTGTAGTAGTAATATCGCTGTTAATCAATATGAGTCTGGTAACACTAGTGTTATATTTAGTATTGAAATGACTGCCCACGAGGTGTTGGAACGCAACCTAAGTATTTTGGCAGATGTAAACCATCAAAACATCAAACTCAATCGTTTGAGTTATGATGAGAGCCTAAAGTTGGTAAAAGCCAGAGCTCAAATGTTTGATGGAGCAGACGATCTAGTAGAAGATTACAAGAAACACAGAGATAAACTGAAGTTTGAAAGTCAACTTGTTAGAGAGAAGAAACTAAAACAAGATAATCAAATGATTATTATTGATGATCGTGCACTTACACTCACTGGCCTAGACCTACACTTGGGTAAACTAAAAGCCAAGTTTGGCCAGAAGTTTACAGTTGCAGTAGTAGACTACCTTAACCAAATTGTTGTTGAAGGAGCTAGTCAGTTTGACTGGCAGCCGCAGATCGTTATCAGTAAAAAACTAAAAGAACTAGCCCGTAAGTATGAAATCGTAATGGTTTCGCCCTACCAGATTGATGCTAGTGGTGAAGCCCGATTTGCAAAGGGTATTCTTGATGCAGCAGACATTGCCCTAGTAATGGAAGCGCATGATAAAGAAAAGGGTGCTCTGACTTTTGAAACAACTAAAATCCGTGGCGGTCGAGAAATGAAGTTTACTTCTCCGATCAACTGGGATACTCTCAGAATCAGTCCGCATTCAATTGACGAGCCGGAAGCAAAAGAAACAATTAAAAAGAGTTCTAAAAAGAAAGAAGCCGTTAAACAAGACGACAGTAACAGTGACATACCCTGGAATGTATAATGGATCCAGTACTAGATCTACTTAAAAAACAAAACATCTCTTTTACTGTTAGTGGCAGAGATTATCTTGTTAAGTGTTTAAATCCGGATCACGAGGATAGTAACCCAAGTTGTCGTGTAGATCGTTTAACGGGTGTTACTCACTGCTTTAGTTGTGGATTTAAAACAAATCTATTTCGGCACTTTGGTATTATTGGTAACTTTACCAGTATCAAAGTAGCAAAACTAAAAGAAAAGCTAAAAGACTTAAATATTAGTTTTAATGGTGTTGAGTTTCCAGAAGCCGGTACACCAATGACTAAGCCGTTTAGAGGAATAAGTGTCAAAACTCTCAAAGAATTTGACAGCTTTTATGTAAATAGCAGCAGTGAGTTAACAGATAGAATCTGGTTTCCAATCAAAGACATCAGAGGAAAAACTAGTGTGTTTGTTGGTCGTCACATGATGAGTGACGGCAACCCTCGATACTTAAATTATCCTCGTGGAGTCACAATGCCAATATATCCAGAAGTATTTAAGTCAAAATATTCTAGTGCTGTGTTAGTAGAAGGCATATTTGATATGCTAAATCTCTACGATAAAGGACTAGAGAATGTTTGTTGTACTTTTGGAACTTCTACACTTTTTAAAGACACTGAATTAAAATTGTTAAGCCTTAAAACTCAAGGCGTAGCAAAAATATATTTAATGTATGATGGTGACGAGCCTGGCCGCGAAGCTATGAATAAGCTAGAACCTGTACTGCAAGAAGCTGGTTATATAGTTGAACAAATTGTATTACCAGAAGACAGTGATCCAGGGGATTTAAGTCAGGAATATGTAAATAGTATCAAGGAATATATAAGTGAAAAAGATAGCAATAGTTGATAAAGCACCTAGTCGTAATGATTATTCAAAATGGTTTGAGTTTGAATTCGACCAATATCACATGAGTAGTGTGCCGGTACAAAAACTACTCAAGAAAGATGTAGATTTGGATCCCACTTTGCTAGAGCCTTATGATATAGTAATCCTGGTAGGAGCAGAGGCTGCTAAAGAATACGCAAAAGTTAGCAGTGTTACCAACTATGCTGGTCTACTCATCGACAATAAGTGGATTTGTATTACAAATCCTGCAATGCTTGTATTTAAGCCAGAAGGCAAACCGGACTTTGAACGGGCAGTTAGCAAAATTCATGGTTATATTGCAGGAACTATTCGTGATGCCCGCGGATATGGCGATTTTAAGGGTGTTGATAGTAGCAAAGAAGCACTAGAATACCTACAAAAAGTTGCCAATATGGAGCCTGGAATTGTTGCAATGGATACAGAAACTACTGCTCTTTATCCTCGCGACGGTTATGTTCTTGGTTTGAGCATTTCTCACGAACTAAAGCAGGGTCGATATATTCTATGTGATATTCTAGACGAAGAACACATGGAACTCCTTCGTCAAATTATTGCAAAACATACTATTGTGTTTCACAACATGAAGTTTGACTACAAGATGATTAAATATCATCTTGGGCTGGATTTTCGGCGTGACCATGTTCATGACACCATGGTGATGCACTATGTTCTAGACGAAACTGACGGACACGGACTAAAGGAACTAGCTCTAAAGTATACTGACTTTGGGGACTATGACAGTGAGCTAGATCAATTCAAGAAAACCTATTGTAAGACACAGGGTTTACTAGAAGAAAACTTTACTTACGACTTAATTCCTTTTGATATTATTTCTAAGTATGCCAGTATTGACACAGCCGTGACCCTAGAATTGTACCAAAAGTTCCAACCCATTATCCTCAAAAATGAGAAATTGAACTGGGTATATCACAATCTACTAGTCCGAGGAACCCTGTTCTTGATGGACATGGAAGAAGTCGGTATTCCTATTAACAGAGACAGATTAGAGGCAGCCGGCGGCTACCTTGACAAGTGGATTATGGAGGCCAAGAGTGAGGTCTACAACTTTGAAGACGTTAAGCGATTTGAAAAAGACACTGGCAAGATATTCAATCCTAATAGTGTCCAGCAGCTCCGTAGTGTCCTTTTTGATTATGTTGGGCTTACCCCCACAGGAAAACTTACTAAAACCGGAGCTCTCAGTACTGATGCAGAAGTGTTGGAGGAACTGAGCGAAGAACACCCACTTCCAGCACAGATCCTAAAAGTTCGTCAGTTGGGCAAGATTCAGTCCAGCTATGTTTCAAAAATCTTACCCGAGTTAGATCGTGATAGCCGAATTCGTACCAATTTTAATCTTATTTTTACCACTAGTGGGCGTTTGTCTAGTAGCGGCAAATTTAATGCTCAACAGATTCCACGAGACGATCCAATCATTAAAGGCTGCATTAAAGCACCTAAGGGATACAAGATTGTTTCACAGGACTTGACCACAGCAGAAATGTACTATGCTGCTGTGCTGAGTGGCGACCGTAACCTGCAAAGTGTTTTTAGTAGTGGTGGTGACTTTCACAGTTCAATTGCTAAAATGGTGTTTAATCTTCCTTGCGAAGTAGATGAGGTTAAGAAAAATTATGGCTCACTACGCCAGAGTGCAAAAGCGATTTCTTTCGGTATCTTATACGGTTCAGGCCCGGCAAAGGTTAGTCAGTCGGTTACGAAAGCAACTGGCGAACCCTATCCTATATCCCAAGCAAAAGACGATATTGAGCAATATTTTACTCGTTTCAAGAAGCTCAAGAATTGGCTGGATCAGCGAAAGACTTTTATTGAGGCTAACGGGTATACCTATTCATTCTTCGGCAGAAAGAGACGGCTACCGAACGTGTTCTCACAAGATAAGGGGATCGCGGCACACGAAGTACGGTCTGGTATCAATGCCGAAGTACAAAGTCTCGCGTCGGATGTCAACCTACTTGGGGCAATGGATACCTGGGACGAGTGCAACCATCTAGGATTAGATGCTAAAATCTTTATGCTGGTTCACGACTCCATTGTGGCTCTGGTTCGTGAAGATCATGTTGAAGATTACTGTAAAATACTACGTAAAAATACTCAACATGATCGCGGTTGCAGCATTGTGGGAACTCCTATTGGAGTAGACCAAGATATAGGTGATGACTACAGTTTTGGACATTTTGATGAAATGTATACCTTAAACGAAGGAATTCTGGTAAAAAATGTTTGATAGTGGCTTTTCCAGAGTACAATTTCCCATCTACTACTTGGGTTCTCAAAAACCTACAGTAGATGGAGACCGTGTTTACTACCACCATGTTAAGGAAACAAAAGAGGAAAGCGTAGACCTTATTGGTATCATTGATGATAAATCTGCGACCGGCAATTCTCTTGCCAGTCGCAGATTGCAGCTAAAAAATAGTGGTATTAAGTTAGCCAAGCTAAAGTATGCCATATTTTTTATTGGCGACATGTTGAAACTGTGTAAAGGCACTACTTGGTTTATTGATAGTGAGGGGGTAGTATTTGAGTATCGCAAAACTCGTAAAGTACCTCTGGTCTTTAAACCAATCAGTCAAATTATTCCTATCAAGACGGGCGGTGCTATTGTAGAAGTACAAGGCATTGGCACCAGGTTTAAAGTTTTGCACGCGCCAACCGGCACACAAAAGTATGCTGGATTGTTACTTGTGGGTGTGGGGTACATATTGTACGGTTTGTATGACGAAAAATTAGAAGATACTGTGAGAGCAGTATGACGGAAAAAGCAATTATCAGTAATAGAATATACTTTAAACCCACTAATAGTGAAAATTTAAAGCATATTATAGAGAGTCTTACTTACCGTATAGAAACTCGTACTGGTAGTAAGGGCAAAACCAAAAGTGTAGAAATTATTAAAAACTACAAACTGTTGCCGCGCGATATTGTCAGTGTGCCACAGGGTAGAACTGACCTTATTCCTCCTGGTTATGAGATAGTGGACAAAAGGGTAACTCAAGAAGTGCCCTTTCCACTAGCTAGATTTCCTTTGAGAGAAAATCAACAAGTTGTTTATGATGAGGTCACAGACACCTGTTTTATCAACGCCCTTGTGGGTTGGGGCAAAACATTTACTGCACTTCATCTGGCCCGTAAGTTTGGTCAAAAAACTCTTGTAATTACTCATACCACAATGCTTCGTGATCAGTGGGTAGACGAGATAAAAACTCTTTTTGGCATAAATCCTGGAATTATTGGTAGCGGAACCTACGACATTGAAGATCACTTTATTGTTGTTGGTAATATACAAACTGTTACTAAAAATATTACAGCTTTAAGTAAAGAATTTGGTACTATCATATTAGATGAAGCACACCACGTTCCGGCAACCACGTTTGCTCAACTTATTGACGGAATGTACAGCCGTTATAGAATTGCCCTCAGTGGTACAATGACCAGAACAGACGGTAAACACGTTATATTTCGTGACTATTTTGGTGATAAGGTCTACAAACCACCACAAAGCCATACCCTACCACCACTTGTCAAAATAGTAAATACAGGCTTAAAGTTACCATCAAACGTAACCTGGGTTGAAAAGATAAATAGTTTACTATACGATGAGGACTATCAAAATTTTATTAGTAACATAGCTAAAATTCAAATTCATCACGGACACAGTGTTTTAGTAGTGGCAGATCGAACAGAGTTTTTAGAAAAAGTAAAGGAAAAAATAGGTGACACTTGCACGCTTGTTACAGGCGAAACATCATTCGACGACAGAAAGAAAATCATTAGCCAACTCGAAAGTGGCCAAAAGATGTGCGTTGCTGGATCCAGACAAATTTTTTCTGAAGGGATCTCCATCAACAGACTTAGTTGTGTTATCTTACCCGTACCAACATCAAATCCAGTCTCACTCGAACAAATTATTGGTAGAGTAATGAGGTTACATCCCGACAAACCAGATCCTGTAGTAATAGATATTTGTTTTTCTAGCCCAGTAGAAAAACGACAAGCAGCCTTAAGGTTGGGTTTTTACATGGATAAAGGTTGGAAAATTGAAAAACTATAAGCATTGCTAAAAATAGTCTTGCAGTGATAGTTCAAAAGTGTTATAATAGTTCTTCCTAAGGCAGATAATGGCTTTATTTTTTAATTTAGGACTCTTAGAGAGGGAAGCTGCGAATGACCCTGATAAATTCATAGCTTTACTAACATATCATCATTATGGCAGCATCCCCTCTAGTTCTAAAACTAAATATAAACCCAGTAAATATTCTTTAAAAGGTACTAGTTTCTTGTTAAATCCAGACCCTGTACTGTTAAATCACAGTTATGACAGTGCTTTCAGAACGCAGTATGTAATGTTGGCTGGACGACGAGACTACTTACTTTATAAAATATATGGGGTAGCAGCTCTAAACAGATCATTTTTTCCAGATCTAAATATAGAAAAAATAAAGAACAATCCATTATTAATTATTGAAACCAATCAAATTAAATTTAAATTCGAGGAAATAGCAAATGGCTCTAAAGTTCGGTGATACCAAAGGCAAAGCAGTAAAGAAGTCTGTTGAAGCATACGAGTATAAGGACGGCGAAAACGTTGTCAGACTAATTGGCGGCGTTCTACCGCGTTATGTATATTGGCTAAAAGGTACAAATAACAAAGATATTCCTATTGAGTGTCTTGCGTTTGATCGTGATAAGGAAAAGTTTACTAACACAGAAGTAGACCACGTTCCAGCATACTTTGCAGATAAGAAGTGCAGTTGGGCATACTCAATTAACTGTATCGATCCCAAAGACGGTAAAGTTAAAGCACTTAATCTAAAGAAGAAGTTGTTCGAACAAATCCTTACAACAGCAGAAGACCTTGGTGATCCAACTGATTATGAAACCGGATGGGATGTTGTATTCAAGCGCACAAAGACCGGCCCCCTGCCTTTCAATGTAGAATACAATCTATCTGTTCTAAAGTGCAAGAAGCGTGCTCTCACCCCAGACGAACGAGCCCTGGCCGATTCTGCTGAAGATATTGACAGCAAGTTTCCTCGGCCCACTCCAGAAGAAGTTAAAGCTGCACTAGAAAAGCTAGTAGCTGGCAATCAGGAAGATGATGAGTCAGTAGATTCAGAATCTGTTAAAGATCTAGGATAAACCAAAAGCCCCTAACTGTTGAAGGTTAGGGGCTTTTCTCACTGAAGATTGAGATTTAAGTGAAAGTACTATTTACAGCAGATATACATATTAAAATTGGGCAGAAGAATGTGCCAGCAGACTGGGCCAAAACCCGCTATGAGATCATGATGGATCAGATATGGGACATTCAAGATTCTTGCGACCTATTTATTGTAGGCGGCGACATATTTGATAAACTTCCAAATATGGAAGAATTAGAGATATTTTTTGACTTTGTAGCTAGCTGCAAAATTCCTACTATTATCTACAGTGGAAATCATGAAGCTGTAAAAAAGAATACTACTTTTTTATCAAATCTAAAACAGGTTACTTCTAAACTCAATAGTCTGGTAAAAATTATTGATGACTACTGGTCAGAAAATGGCATAGATATTATACCATATAATAAACTCAAAGAGTGGGAAAAAGATCCCGATAATACTTTTGTTAGTTTACATAATCGTATACTGTGTACTCATGTGAGAGGAGAAATTCCGCCCCATGTTAAACCTGAAATCGATTTGGAATTACTTAGTAAGTGGAGCCTGGTTTTGGCTGGTGATCTTCACAGTTATGACAATTCTCAGCGTAATATTCTTTATCCTGGTAGTCCCGTTACCACCAGTTTTCATCGTAGTCTTACTGACACCGGTGTCCTTATTGTGGACACTGATACTCTTGAACATACGTGGCAAAAGATCGATGTTCCTCAGTTGATTAGAAAGACTATTAAAGCAGGCGAGCCGATGGAATCCACTGAGTACCACCATACTATCTATGAAATAGAAGGTGATATGACAGAACTTAGTGAAGTAGAAGATAGTGCTCTTATCGACAAGAAAATTGTAAAGAGAGAAACAGATGTGTCTTTAATCTTGTCACCAGAGCTTTCTTTAAATCAAGAAGTTGCAGAGTATTTAAGATATATTCTTCAACTAAATGAAGAAACCGTAGAAAAAACTCTAAAAGAGTTAGCAAATTATATTCCTAACTAGAGGCTTTATGTTATGGAAAAACCTTATAAAAATGCCGTAGTCTGGTCACAACAAGATTGTATTGCTTGTAGCAGTGCAAAACAACTACTAAAAGCCGCTGGCTACATAGTGGATGAACGACTAATAGGTGTTGGGGAAGCTTACACAAAACAAGATTTAATTGCTCAAGTACCACACGCCAGAACATTGCCACAAATATTTTTAGATGGCGAGTATATAGGCGATTTTAAAGATTTACGAAAGTTTTTAGCCGATCGATGATAACTCTTAAGAAGATGAAGTGGAGTAACTTGTTTTCATATGGTGAAAACAATGAAATCGACTTTAGCGAAAATCCACTAACACAAATTGTTGGCCTTAACGGTCACGGAAAAACTAGTATTGCTCTTATTCTAGAAGAAGTTTTGTATAACAAAAATTCAAAAGGAATTAAAAAAGCTGATATTCTTAACCGTAATAACGGTAGTAAAAATTATACAATCGAGCTTTGGTTTGACAAAGACGGCGACAGTTACTATATAAAAACAGTTAGGGGTACGACCCAAACCGTAAAACTACTATGTAATAGTAACGATATTTCTAGTCACACTGCTACTGGTACTTATAAAACTATTGAAGAATTGGTTGGCTACGATCATAAAACATTTACACAAATTGTTTACC